CAAGCGGGTGAACATCGGACAAATCAAACTCAGGAACCGGAACAACACCAATAGCTGAAACAGTCTCAATCTCAACATCCGGGCGGTTACGCCGGATGCGCTGGTCACTCCTCTTAGGAATCGGACCCCTACTCACAATCACCCTCCTGGGGCTAAAGCAAGCCCCAGGCCTGCATCACATTTCATCCAAATCGAACAACATCTTCAAAGCGTCATCACGCATCCGAAGATCCTCAACAAGACGCTCAATGACCTCCTGCTGGCGAGCCAACAGAAACACCGAAACCGCCATATTCACCGCACCCGCACCAAGCGGCTGCTGCTTCGCCTCCGCAACAAAAGCACCGGCAAGATCCGACAGATACTCCTCCGGTGGGCCGGTGTGAGCCGCTATCTGCCGGCGAGCCATACCGATCATCTGATCCATAGCAGCGAAACTCGACTCAAACACTCAAACTCCCCGGATGCCTATGTTGCCGCCCCAAATCAAACTTTTTATGACAAGGGACACACATCGGCTGATACCTAGCAACTTCTGTGCTGTACGGCCCTTCTTTGGACTGCTTCTCATTTGGACATGAGTGGTCATAAGCCCACTGTTTCGCCTGGAAGCCACAGCCGACACAGGTGTGTTCCGAAGCGCGACCGTTCGCCGCACTAACTCGGCGGTGCATACCTATGTATGAAACCGATTCACCGACCCAAGCGCCATTACGATCACCACTGGCATATTCGGGTGTTTTTCGGTCTGTAGAACCATGTCTCAAGACCCTCGCTGCGTGCATCCCGCATAGCCGTATGTAATGGGACTGGGATTCATTGGGACACTCAAAAACCTGGCATTTAGGTGCAGGCGTTTTATGTCTCGTCACCTTCAGCGGCTTCAGTTCCTTACCTCGCCTCTTCTGGTAGTAGTGACCTTCACACCACTCAGAAAACCGGGAACGAACCGGGTTGCTACAACCGTCGAAACCGCAATAGGACATAAGCCCCTCCATTCTGTGAATATGGAAAAGCCCCTCGCGTGATAGCTAGTCACCAGGGGCACTACCGATTCACAGGATCGGCAGCCGCTCAAACTTGACCAGGGTGTCTTCCCTGTGGCCTTTTTCTACGTTCCCGAAGTTGTTTCTTTCGGGAGTGCCCTTCCGCCGACGATTTCTGAGCGTGACACGGAAAAGCGTGAATCGGACGAAGATTCGTAGCTTCGTCCGAACCACCCAAATACCTCGGAACCACATGATCGACCTCATCAGCCCCCGGCTGATGACACACACAACACACATCAGAGTTCCGCAGCACACGGCTGCGGATAGTGTTCCAGTTACGAGGTAATGGGGTTGATGATGAAGACCAACCCAATTTTCATTACCCCTTTTATATAGAGGCAACCACTCGATGTGGTTGCCGATACCCGCCGCCGGGCGGCGGTCAAACAAACAATGATTTAAGGGCTGCGATCCACGCAGCCCAAAAACAAATCAAATATCTTAAAGGGGCCGGGCTGGGCCGGCCCTTAAAGCAACCAAGGCGGCAGATCCAACTGCCGCCAAAAACAATCATCAATAATCAGATAATAGTTAAAGTCAAGGCTCGGGGGTGCGGTCGGTCGCTTCGCTCCCTCCCTTACCCCCTCACCTTTCATATACATGTAATAAACAAAAAACGGTCCTCCGTGTGAAAAACATCACAAACAAGGACTGAAATACGAAAATTACACGTATATGCAAAGTGGAAGCCCCAAAAGGGCTCCACACCAACCCCCCAACCCGTACCAGACCAGCCACCCGCATAACCCGGCGGTCATGACGTCGGGGGTAGGCTGGAGCCCCGTGGGGGCTAGGGGTTGTTGCGGCACCGTAGGGTGCCCTGGTGTCGACGCTGGCGCGTCGACGTGGCCGGCGCGGTGGATTGTGCCGGCGAGTGGGTGTGCGTGTGTCTACGTCGATTCTAGGGCCTGGTGTGTGTGTGTGCCGGGGATAGCAGAAACCCCCGACTAGCGGGGGTTTCTGGTCTATCCGTTGTCTAGTTGTAGCCGGCTACGTTCTCGCCGGTATCCCGCTCGATGCCGGCTGGCGTGATTACCGGGCCGCACTGCCCATTGCCCATCGTGGTGCAGTCCCATACGCAAGCGTGTCCGTTGCTGTCGATGCCATCCTCGTAACAGATGGGGTTTTGTACTGTGAATAGGTGGGCGATTACGGATTGTTCGCCGGTACCGGGGGTTAGTAGTGCTGCGACGGCTAGCGCGCCGGCGTACCGGGCGATTGTGCGGGGGTTTCTCATTTCGGGGGTTTTCCTGTCTGTTGGGGGTTTCCTGGTATGGGTTAGCGGGGGTTAGAACGTTTTGCGGGCGTAGTCGGTGCCGGCGGCGGGATCGGCCCTGTCGATGACGTACACGTCGTAGCCGGCGGCGCGGAACTCTGCGGCTAGCCGTGCCGCCTTACGTGGGTCGTCGCAGTAGTGCGGGGTAGTGCCACGGATAGATAGGACGAATCGGTAGCTCTCATGTGTACGCATATGTTTATTGAACCATGCCGGCTACCTACTGTCAAGTCTGGATAGCAGAAACCCCCGGCACCGTAGTACCGGGGGTTTCTCGATGCGGGGGTTAGTTGTTCGGGTCCGTGTGCGACTCGATTGCCGATTCAACGGATTCCTCAGCGATATCAGCAATCCAACGCTTGCCCACGATGTTCGACTCGGTATCCCACGGGTTACGCACCATTGCTTCCGCTTGCCCTACTTGCCGCCGGATTGCGTCAGCGTGTGGGCGGTATCCGTTGGCATCTAGTTCGGCAGCTGCTTTCAACGCGATTACACCGTTGTAGTCGGTAACTTCGTGGCAGTGCCCGATGACGGTATCGCCGGCGATAACGATGGTGCCACCGAAGTTAACCGACTCGATGCCCTGGTATTCGGCGACGCGGGTAAACAGTGCGCGCGCTTCTGAGTAGTCGCGCACGATTGTGATGTTCGGCTGGCCTAGGATGCTGCAGATTGTTGTCATGGCGTCAAATCTAGCGGTTACCTAGTGTCCAGTCAACCTAGACCAGTGTGACTAGCGTCACATTGACGTTAGGTAGCTGTTGCCGTAGCTTGAACATCGTTAACGTCACTCGATGAAAGTAGGTTCGCATGTTCGCTGTCGGTAACCGTGTCATCGACAGGGTTGTCTACGATATGCACGGCAAGATTGTTACCGGCTACGTTGCCGGCATCGAGTCGGTTAGCCGTTTCGATGGTTCCATGATTGTATCCGTGGAATGGGACTCGATCGGCTGGAATGATTACCGGGGTACGGATAGCCGGTACGATGACGAGTTGATGCTTGCGGGATAGCTTGACTCTAGGTAGCATGACAGCCTCTAACGAAAGGGTAGGACAATGGCAGGATTGACAGTGCGGCAAGCGTTGGCCGGCGAGTTCGGTAGCGACGACGGTAAGCACGGTTGGCGTAAAATGATTGACCACGTTGCGGAAGTGGTGAACACTTACCGCACTGATTACCAGGACAGGCTTGTGTTCTCTACCAGGCTAGTCGGTGAGCGTGACGTCCACGGCTACGACGACGCGGTATCGGTAAGCAATTTCCGCCGGCTAGCTGAGGACTGGAAAGACTACGATATCCATACCGATACGTGGTCAGATATCGACTCGATTGGGTTAGGACTCGATGACTCCGCCCCTGATGATCTAGTGTCCGTGGTTTCTGCTCTTATGGATTACCCGGTACTCGATGAGTCCCTATGGTCGGATGTTGAGTCGGAAATGATTGACGAACACTGGTCATCGTATGGCCGGCACGATGCAGAGATTACGCTAGCCCAGGCGTTAGGCGTTGACGCATCGGACCTTACCGACCACGCCGTGTCGGTACTCGATGAGTTGACGTTCTCCGGCGGTAACTACGGTGTCATCAGCGACTACCCCAGTTTCATCGACTCTAGCGCTGTCAATTTTCATACCGATGATGTTGTGGCGTGGATTGTGGCTAATGCCGGCGACACGGTAACCGTGTCACGCTGGAATGATGACGCGTATGTCATCGACTTGACTCTAGGTTCCCTAGTCGCGTCCTAACGGGTTTTGTAGCCGGCGGGGTAGTCCAGTGCCCCGCCGGACTCGATGCACTGTTAGAACGCAAACGAAAGGGTACTAAACCATGACACGTGACGATGACAACCTACGGCAGCAGTGTGAACACGTGGCGGATACGGTGCGGCAGTATGTCGCACTGATCGAGTCCGGCGAGTACGGCGGTATGTATGCCGTATATGCGGATACGCCAGACAGCGCCACGGATACGCTTGTCGCCGGCGATATCGTCGCATCGAGCGACGATGACGCGATAGACCAGGCACGCGATACCTACGCCATAGCTGATGACGTAGATCTGTATGCGGATTGTGTCGATGAATACTGCGAACCGTGCCTACCCGATGGTGCCGGCGATATCACCGACTACCCGTTAGAGATTGTCGATGAACGTGGACGCGAGTATGCCGTGGTCATCTGTACCGGCGGACCACACATCGAGGTCGTCGCAGATGGCGGCAATCGTGCACGGCTTGAGGGCTATTGGTGGGGTAGCCGTTGCACGCTGTCGGGGGATTATTTCGACGTGTTTCTCGACTGGTTCATCGAGCGGGATTAGCCGGTATGTCGGGGGTAGCCGGCGATGGCGATGGTTCAGCTACCCCCAGGTTGTGAAACGTCACAGTACAAAACACACACCAGGGAAAGGTTTGATTATGAAATATTGGGAATGGACACGCCAGGGCTACCGGTACCAAGCTATCCAAGAGTCTGGTAACCGTATCCGGCTATGGTTTCTCATGCCAGGTGAAACTGTGTGGGAGATTGGGCACATTATCGAGCATGGTTCTATGCCGGCCAGGGATGCCGCCGGCATAATGCGAAAGTTTCTGATGGGCGATATCGACGTGGCAGAGTATCGTAAAGCTTTCGTTTGAGGCTTGACAGTAGGTGGTGTGGTCTTTATCATGGAATGGCACATTATGGAAAGGTTTGAGTTTTGAAACACACAGAGGTAATCGAGATTAACTTTATGTTCGCTACCGCGCAGCAGCTACGGGATGCTGAGCGGAAACAACAAAGGCTTGAGGATGCCGGGTATTCGTTGGTTGGGCATACCGGTAATCGTATGATCTATCGGAAGGTTTGAGTCATTAAACCGGGTAAGGCTAGCCCGGAGCAGTTGAAAGCAAGGCTTGAACGCCGGCGGTCTAACGCCGCTGGTGTTCACCTTAACAAAGGTTTGAGGGATAGCCAGGATTGGCGCAGAGATTGTTGCGTTCGCGGCCAGGCGTGAGATTTGTGTGGAACATGCGTTGGTTGAGTTGGTTAATGCGGCTTTGTCGCATGGTTTAGATCAGGAGGTTTGATAGGTATGGATGTTTACGTCATGGATGTTGAGGTAGACGCCTGCGGAGGCGACTACGTGGGTGCAACGCAGGTGTATTCAAGTCTTGAAGCAGCGGTAGACGGGCTCAATGACTGGTTGATGGACATGCTGATCTTTGTGCAGGAAGCGCACTACGACGAGTCAAGTTTAGTTGATGCCGCCGGTGAGGTTTCGTTTGTCGGTAACGATCTGCTGGTTTCTAATGGGCCGTGGCATGGGGCTGACTTGACATGGGGTATTAACAGGCATCAGGTACGGGAGGTTTGATTGTGTTGCACGTTTATGTGGCAGGGATCGAGCTAGAGACACCTGGGTTTACCGGTGGTTACTGCGCTGTGAATTACACAGCGCAGGGCGCAGAGCAGGAAGTTTTGGACTGGTACGGGCGGATGTGCAAAACCGTCCCTGATTCGTTCGACATGCTTGATTACGACGACGATGTTGCTTCGTTTTATTGCTGGCGTATGCCTGTTAATGGTCAACCACAGGAGGTTTGAGCATGACAACAAAGCTTTGGGCTGAGGTAGGTATCTGGAACGCCGGCGAACCAGCACTCTTGGTTATGCAAGGCGAATACGACGACGACGGGCAGATCGTAGACACACCTACCGTGCTACACGATGTGGCACTAGACGCCCAGGAGGATGTTGACCGCGACATGCTGGAACTGCCGTGGCAAGAGCCTTTGGCCGCGCTGGGATACCGACGTGTGCCCGGCAGCAATCACGAATATCTGCCCTATTCGGTTGCCTTTGATATTGAGGAGGTTTGAGGATGTTTGACCCCGACGAATGGGATGTCATCAAACTGTCCTGGTCACTCATCGAATTCGACCCCTACGAGCCCGAATGGGAAGGTTTGGCATGACCCGGTACAGGATCGGGGACACAGTAGTTGACCCCACCTACCTACCACACCACCGGATACAAGGTGTGGTCACCGCTGTGGCACACGGCATGATACGTGTGCATTGGCATCTGTCAGATGAATACGAATGGGTGCCGGCGACAGACATAACAAAGGCTTGAACTTGACTCAAGGTTCCATAACACGTATTATGAAAGGGTAAAAACAACAACATACCAGGGGGGAAATCATGGAAGATAACATGAACGAGAAACCACCAGAACTATCCCTTGCGGTAATAGAAGCTTTGAAAGCGCAAGGCTACACACAGTCAGACATAGCCCGCATGTTCGACAGGACACGGCAAGCGGTGTCCTGGCACAAACACACCTACAACGGTTCGCTCACAGTGCGGGAAGAAGCCATGAAGCACTACCCGTGGAAAGTGAAAGGGGAGCAGTGTTACACGTCCCCGTACCGGTTGTCCCGTGACCATCTCGAATACATGGCTACCGCCGGCAAAGGTATGAGCTCCCGCAAACTTGCGGCGCTGCGAACCTTCTACACCAAGATCCAGCAAGGTTTCGTGCTGGAACACGACCCGAACCTGCCCCCAGAACCGGGGTTTTGCAACAAAGGAGGTTTCGCTTGGAGGAAACACAGAAGCTCGGACGGGGATCTCATCATCAGGGTCAACGAGCACACCCAGTTGACAGAGCAAGCCCACCGGCTGTGGAAGCTCCCACCCCAACTTCCTTAGATTTTTTGTTGTCAGATCCACGTGTTTTAATCTTCGCCCCGGCACAGGGCGGAGAAGTGGAAGAACACATGAAACTGGAAGAAGGTTTGAGCTATGCCAACCCGCATTGGATCTTCGCCGGCGAACGAAACCACGGCGAAGGTTTCGTGTACCGGAGTGTCCTCGTCGCGGACGACGACCCTGAATACCTGGCCGTGAAACAAAGGTTTGACGGGTTCACTGTGACACACAGAGAAGTCATCGAGGATGAGCAGATGATGTTCGGTCACGGTGAACTGACCATTTTTGGGAAGGTTTGAGATGCACAGGTCGGTGTCCCAACTGAAGCTGTATGAGCGTTGCCCTTACGCCTACAAGCTTTCCCGCATCGACAAGGTTTGGTCTAGGCCGGCTGCTTGGTTAGCCCAAGGCTCGGCGGTTCACGAGGCTGCTGAAGCCTACGAGCGATCCGGTCGAACCATGACCCTTGAAACGATGCAGGATGTGTTTAGGGAGTCCTACAGCCGGCACATCGAGGAAGCCTGTCAGGTCACACCGAACTTCGAGTTTTGGTTCAAGTCCGGCCCTTACGGTGGTGAACTTGACATTGAGAGGCGTTACTCGATTGGTTTGGATCAGTGCGAAAAGTACATTCGCTGGTATGCAGGTCATCCGCAGGAAGTTATCTGGATCGCCCCAGATGGAAGCCCAGGTATCGAACTAGGTTTCGATATTGATTTGGATGGTGTTCTGGTTCGGGGGTTCATTGATGCGGTGATCGACACTCCGGAAGGTTTGGTTGTTAGGGACAACAAGACCGGGGCTCAACCCGGTGACTCGTTCCAACTCGCTGTGTACGCGGTGGCGTTAGCGGAGCAGTACAACATTGTGCAGCCCACAACAGGGGATTATTGGATGGGGAAGTCGGGGAAACCGACTGTTCCTTACCGGATCGGGGAGTGGACGCGGGAACGGGTCAGAGAAGCGTTCCTGAGGCTTGAGGAAAACATTCAAGCCGAAAGGTTTGACCCCGACCCAGACCCGAAGAAGTGCGCTTTCTGTGATGTGAACTGGGCTTGCAGATACGCAACTTGACATTAGGAGAACAGTGTTCACCCTCAACCAATCACTACACGTCAAAGGGCACTCCGGTGACCCCCTACCCGCAGTGTGGAAAACACTTGAACAGAAAGGAACGAACTTCCTACGCGGGCAACTAGCGTTGATTTGCGCCGGCCCCGGCGTCGGCAAATCCGCGCTCATCCTCACCTACGCACTCAAAGCCAAAATACCCACCCTGTATTTGTCAGCAGACTCCGACGCTTTCACCCAACTATCCAGAACCCTGTCAATCCTCACAGGGAAACCGTTATCCGAAACAACGAACATGGTTCGCGCAGGCAACATCGGGGACGACGGAAAAAAGTTCGACGGCATACCCATCAGGTTCGTCTATGACGCATCACCTGACCTGGGGAGGATCAAAGAGGTTCTGAAATCGTATTGGGAACTCCAAGGCGACTACCCGGCTTTGTTGATCGTGGACAACATCACCAATGTTCGTACCGGCGGTCAGGAGAACGATGAGAACCCTTTCGCCGGGTTGGAATCGTTGATGGATTTCCTGCACGACAAAGCCCGCAAAACAGGATCCTGCGTAGTCGGTTTACATCATGTCACGGGTAAGTACAACGATGCTGAAGGCCATGTGCCTTTGTCGGGTGTGAAGGGACAACTGGCGCGTGTGCCGGAAATGGTTTTGACGCTTCATAAAGTGAACGAACCGTTGGGGCCGGCTTCCCTGCGGATTTCCACTGTGAAGAATCGGGCGGGTAAGGCTGATCCTTCCGGTTTCGATTATGTGGCGTTGGATTTTTGGGGTGACACTATGACCATTAAGGACAGATCGTGAACTTGGATGTTTTGTTGACTTTTGCTTTGTTCATTTGGTTGGCGAATGTGTTGCTGATCGCTTGGGTGGTTTCCCGATGATTCAGTCGATTTTGTTGGCGTTGGCTGTAGCTGCCGGGTTGAAATTGTGGTCTGACTGGTACCGGTCACGGCAGCTCGATGAGGCGATCCGGAGGATCCTCGATGACCACGAAACGTAAACCGGGGCACCGGTCACAGGATCGCCGGCATAAACGTAAGAACTGTATTGATTGTGTTGATGAGGGGATCACGACTGGTAGGAAGGCACCGCATCCTGGGCCTCGTTGCGCCACCCATCATCGCGCTATCCGCGCTAACCGCCGCAGCAGCACTCAAGAGCAGCGGTGGATGCAGGTTTACGGCATCAGCGGTGACGAGTACTGGGCGATCTACCGCTACCAAATGGGAAGGTGTTTCATCTGCCAGCGTGCCACAGGTGTTAGGCGAAAGCTGTCCGTTGACCACTGTCACAAAACAGGTGTTGTTAGAGGACTGTTGTGTTCTACCTGCAACTCGAAGATATTGGGTCACGCCAGGGACGAGATTGCGTTCTTTGAGCGGTGTATCGACTATTTGACTGACCCGCCAGCTGTTCGTGTTATTGGTGAGCGGATCACTCCCGACATGCAAACTTGACAATAGGAGCATAGGATTTGAGGATAGGAAGTCTCTGCACAGGCTACGGCGGCTTAGACATGTCTGTGCATAAAGTCTTAGGAGGCGAACTGGCTTGGTTCGCTGAGTTCGACAAACACCCTTCAACTCTGCTTGCCGAAAGGTTCCCCGACGTACCCAACTTGGGGGACATAAAACAAATCAATTGGTTTAACTGGAAACCGCTGCTTGAGGTTGACGTTCTGGTGGGAGGCTACCCATGCCAACCATTCAGTGCAGCAGGGAAACGAAAAGGAGAAAACGATGAAAGACACTTGTGGCCTTACATCAGGGAAGCCGTTCGCGTACTTCGACCCAGATACACGTTCCTTGAGAACGTGGCAGGGCACAGGTCTATGGGGTTCGGAACAGTTTTGCGGGACTGTGCCGAAGACGGGTTCGATGTCAGGTGGTGTTCTGTACGAGCTTCCGACGCCGGAGCCCCGCATCGAAGGGAGCGACTTTTCTTCTTGCTTACCGACTCCTCGAACATCTGACAGCACAGGGGCCGGCAAGCATGGTACCGGCGGTATGGATTTACGCACAGCCGTCGCACTTCTACCGACGCCCCGGGTTAGGCATGGAGACAGCTCAGAATCCGGCCTGCGCCGTAATAGTCCTGGCATTGAAGCGGTCACCTACCACTTTCCTGAAGCGCAGTGGGGCAAGTACGAACCTGCGATCCGACGCTGGGAGCAACTGACCCGGCCAGCGCCACAACCCACCGAACCCAACAAAAACGGAAAACCGCGACTCAACGCAGCATTTTCCGAATGGATGATGGGACTACCAAAAGGATGGGTTACAGACATAAACATCCCCTACGGTGCGAAACTCAAACTACTAGGGAACGGTGTAGTACCTCAACAAGCCGAACTAGCCTTACGTCATTTACTTGACATTGGGTAACCACAGGGGCAGATTCAAATGGCAAAAACACACAAGATACAAAGGAAACCTCAAAACGTATTGGACAAACCCTGACAGGCGACACAACAAACACAGGAAAACACCATTGATAACCCAAGCGATCCAATACCTCACCCCAGGGTGGGAACCGCCCGCCGACAACGGAAAGAAATGGGTACACACCCTGTGCCCATTCCACCCCGACTCCATCAAATCAGCCGCAATCTCCTACCAACTAGACGCCTTCAACTGTCTCGGCTGCGGAGTCAAAGGCAACCCGGTGACGCTGATCGCCACACAGAAAGGAATCAACTATTCATCAGCTAAACGAATCGCAGAGACACTATCTGCTGCAAGCGGCCAAACGCTACCACCAAAGCCTACCCGCAAGCCCAGCATCAGAGTATTTGACGACTAGAGGGCTGCAAAACCCGTCAATCGGTGACAGATACAAACTCGGATATGTCGAAGATCCAATGCCGGGTCATGAAATGTTTCGCGGATATCTAGCAATCCCGTATCTCAGGCCGGCGGGGGTTATAGCGATCCGTTTCCGATGCCTACAAAACCACGAACACCAAGGGCACGGCAAATACATGTCAGTGGCAGGCGACAAACCGCACCTATACAACACCGCAGCACTCATGCAACAAACACCTGCGGTGGCGATCACAGAAGGTGAAATAGATGCGATAACCGCCGACCTGTGCGGAATCCCGGCAGTAGGAGTGGCCGGCGCTCACGTATGGCAACCACACTTCCGCGACCTGTTCCTCGGATACCGGGACGTGTACGTGCTGGCCGATGGTGACCCGGCAGGGCAGCAGTTCGGAACAACCATCGCTGAACAGTTGCCGAACGCGAAAGTCATCCCCATGCCGCCGGGGGATGACGTGAACTCGCTGGTTGTCAATCACGGCAGGAACGCTTTAATCGAAAGGATGAAATGAAACAGGTGATTGTTTACACGCAGCCCGGATGCCTGCCCTGCAAACGGGTGATTGACAAGATGTGGGATGCGGGGATTGATCCGGAGATTATTGATATCAGCCGCGATCTAGTGTCAAAAGATTATTTGACCCGATGGTTGGGTGCGAAGTCAACCCCTGTTATTGAGGCTGACGGGTTCGACCCGGTTATCGGCTATCAGCCTGACAAGTTGAAGGAGATTATCGGTGCGTTTGGAAATTAACTTCACGGTGGGTATGGAGTTCCCGAAGTGGGTTGAGCGGATCCACGACTATGTTTGGTCAGAAGAAAGTGAAGAAGATGCTGATTAGACGTAAATCCACCTTGACTGGTGTGGTTCGTGAAATGGATTTACCTGTCACAGAGAAGCAGATCAGTTTATGGAAGGAAGGGGTGTTCGCGCAGCACGCCTTCCCCGATCTGACACCTGATGAGCGTGAGTTCATCAAGACCGGAATCACGGCTGAGGAATGGGATGAGGCTTTCAGTGAGTGAACCTAAAACTGTCGCGGAGCTACTGGACGCCGCCCAGGACGGGGAACAGTTCGGTGCCGTGGTGATGGACATTTTCGCGGCGTTGGAGAAGTTGAAGTGGAAAGAGCAGGATGACGATGAGTGACCCTATTTCCCCTGACCACTACCAGTTCAACCGAATCCAAGTTATTGACCTCACCGAACAACTCAACTTCTGCCGGGGCAACGTAGTGAAATACGTTGCCAGGGCAGGAAGAAAAACAGACGAACTAGAAGACCTTTACAAAGCCCGCTGGTACTTGGACCGCGAAATAGACAGGCTGGAAAATTGAGTAAACGAATCTTCGTTATCTCCGACACCCAAATCCCCTACCACGACCGTAAAGCACTCAAAGCGGTCATCAAAGCCGTAGGTGACCTGCAACCCGACGAGGTAATTCACATCGGGGATTTGATGGATTACCCACAGCCGTCCAGGTGGAACAAAGGAACCGCCGGCGAGTTCGAGGGATCTGTGTTCGCTGACTCCGAACAAGCCAAACGGATATTCCTCGAACCGCTACGCAAAGTATATGCAGGCCCAGTCGGTGTCCACGAAGGCAACCACGACGAACGGCCACGCACCTACCTAGCCAAGTATGCGCCAGCACTCGCGGAGTCAGGGGCGTTCAACCTTGACACCCTACTTGACTTTAGGCAGTATGAGATTACAATGTTACCTGAGTTCAACAAGATCGCTCCTGGGTGGATCACCACCCATGGGCATCGGGGCCAGATCAGCTTGTCCAGGGTTGCCGGCAACACCGCGTTGAACGCGGCAGTGAAGTTCTCGACAAGTGTGGTGATGGGTCACACACACAGGATGGGTGTCTGCTCGAAGACCAACG